ACTTTGTGTCCTGACTCTTTGGCTAACAAAATAATTAACTCTTCTATAATAGAACCATATAAAAATTTAATTAGAGTAGCACCAGAAAAAAAGTTATTCTCTGGTGGCTCATGTATGTCTAGCCATATCTTACGATTAGGTTTACCAATAGAAGACATTCGTATTGTTCTACTATCAGTAGACGTTCTTTCTTTTTCTAAAAATTCTACAATAACATTTTTAATACCATCAAGAAAATCATTTAAGTTCTCTTCTTTAATTTTCTTTTTGTCATTCATTCTATCGTAGATATGATTAACTAATTGTGAAATGTGCATAGCAGCCCCTTTCCCTCGCTTCAACTATACGTCTTGGTCATTCGTACCCCTACTTGTACATCGCAAGCCCAATTAAACATTATGCTAACTCTTCATCAAAATCTGAATCTTCGTTACCATACTTTACTAAATCAACAACCTGTACCTTATTAAGATACAAAGAAGTTCCATACTTATCAACCATTGGATGAGACTTATTAAAAGCCACTCTAGTTTTTACACTACTACCATTACCAATAAGTGTTTCAGCATTAAAAGTTTTCTTATCTGAATCCATAACTGGAACAGAAAACTTAGAACGAGCTGTGATAAAGTCTCCTCTATCATCTTCCTTGTTCTTTACTTTAACACCGTTCTCTTTGAGTAACTCTTTAGTTTCCTCAGAAAGATTACCAATGTCCATTTGATACTTATCGCTATACTCATCTTTCTTGTTGAGTTTACTCCAATAAGCTTTGCCTTCTATTACAGCAGTCTCTCTTTGTGCAGCCATCATGTTGGCTCCTTTCATCTAAGGGTTAAAATTAAATACTAAACTACCACACTACTAAACTTTTTTCAAACTCTTTGCTTCATAAGAGTTTTCAAACCTTGCAATATAAATTATGTCAGGTTTATTTGCAACCTTAATAACATCAAAAGGTTTTTTTCTAACCTGTTTTTTTATTCCATTGGATTTCTTCATAGTTATTCCTGTATTCATCTGAAGTATACTTCTGTCTTTCTTTTCTAGCAGAAGGTATTGACCAACGTGGTTTGGTACTTTGATTTTTTGAAGGTTTTAATTTTTTACTCTTTAACTTCACTTAATCCTCCTGTGTTCTAAGTCTCCTATTCTCCAGTAGTACCTAGGTTTTGTTTCTTTATGACTTTCAATAAGTATAGCTGGTCCTTCATTGTTCCAAAATTGTTTACCAGTATATTCCCATTCGTGTCCTTGTTGTTTTAATTCTTCAACTGTATTAAAGAACTCTAAGTTGGTTGCAAAAATAATTGACCAACCTAATAATAATCCTACTACTATATCCAATTATAAATCCCCCATATTCCTGCGGTTAAATAACAAATCTCCATTAACATTCTTGGCATATCTTTATCTTGTTTAGCGAACCATATCCAAGCTACACAAGACAATGAAGAAACAGCCCACCCAATCCATTGTAAATGTACATGACCAGAAGTCAGTAACAGTAGGGAGAAGACTGCTCCTATAAAAGCTAACCAACGATACATTATTAGTCAACTTGAATAAACTTTTTTAAAGGAACAAGATACATTCTACTAGCATTATTATCACCACCATTAACTATGCGAGTATTTTTAACTTTCTCTTTTAAATCTGCAACACTTTCAAGTAATCGTGTATGAACTGTAGTAGTACCATCTGGTAATCTTTTATGTAATTCTATAATCCAATACTCTGCTTTAGTTGCATCAATACCACTAGCTTTACCATAGTTTACAAACTCGATAGCAACATTCCCTGTATCTTGCCACATGAAATCACTCTTAACTTCAATTAAAGATTCAGTAAGAATATTATATAATATCTTCTCTCTTTCATTTCCTTCTGCAAACATTCTATGGAGTCTATCTTTAGTAGACTCAGGCATATTATTTAATTTTAAATCACAATCTTTACGTTCTTCAACTGTAGGTTGCACCTCTTTTGGTACGTTTAAGATTCCTTCTTTTGGAAATTCAAGTGTTGGCATAATAAACTCCTAATGTGTTTCAGCCCAAGACATTCCAACCTTGGCATCTGCATTGAGCTGTATGTGCATATTAAAAAAATCTGATACCTTACTTATACATGGGTCAGCAAGGCTAACAAGTTCCTCCGCTTGGTCTTTTCTTACTTCATATTGTTGTTCATCATGAATAGTATTAACTAGGTATGCATCTAGTTTTCTTTTCATAATTTCTTCATCTAAAAATATAGACCATTGCTTACAACAAATAGCACCAGCTCCTTGAAGTAAACTATTTAATGCTTTTCTTTGTTGTCTAATCATTAATCTCCTTCCATCAATACCTCTAACGTATCCTCTTTTGGCAGCACGTTCTACATTTCTAATAAGATTAGCTAACTTAGGAACATTAGATAAGAATTTTTTTCTTAACTGACTACCTTGTTGTACTGAACCATTAATTATAGCACCTAGTTTTTTATCTGAAGCACCATAATTAAAAGCATAAATAAAAGTTTTTGCATCAGCTCTTGTAGGTAAACCTGCAAGTTTCTGATTGTAAGCATGAGGGTCTCCATTGACTACCTCATGAGAATACGCATCATCTTTCATATAGTTTGCTAACATTCTTAACTCTAAACCTTTTGCATCCATTCCTACAAGAACATAATCATCATTAGGTACTGTCCAACAACTACGAAACTCATATCCGTAGGGTTTATCATTAGCTACAATGTTTGCCATGTTAGGATTTCTATGAGTCATTCTACCTGTAACAGCTCCCATAGTATATACATCTCCGTGTACTCTACAGGTATCATCTACTTCATCTAACCATGCTTCAATAGTTTTAGCTCTTGTTGTTAGCATCTTCCATTGTGATAACTTTTGTAATGCTTCTGGTGCTTTATCTGATATTGTTTCTAAATTTGTTTCTGTAATCTTAGGTGAACCTTTAGGTGTAAACTGTGTAGGTTTCCAACCATATTGATTCAGTCTATCTATAATTTGTTTAGGGCTACCTAAATTAAACTTCTGAAACTCAACAATACTAAATGCACCAACAACATTTTCTATTTTTTGCAGACCTACACTAGACAACGTACCATCTTTTTTAATACGAGGTGTAACTTCTTTTACTAATTTTGGTTTAAGAGGAACTTGAGTAAGGATATCATATTCAATTTGATTTGCTTCCTGTTTAATTTTAGCCATTAACGTATGAGCTTTTCTAACATCTAAATAAAACCCACGATTCTGTTGCCTGTTAATAACGTGTCGTATCTTATGCTCTAAGATAATAGATTTGTAAGAAAAATCTTGTCGTTCTTTCTCCATAAGATAGGTATACAAAGCACTTGTAATCTCAACGTCCATCTTACAATACTCTAACATCTCTTCAGAGAAACCAGAGAAATCATTGAAGTCTATCTTAGTCATTCCCACAAGAGGAGCAAGGGCAGCAAGACTGTGTTTACCTTCTCTATCAGGATTAAACAATTGTGAAAGAACAAGAGTATCTCTAATCTTATTTATTGGTAAAGCAGTACCCCACAATTTGTTAAGTATTGGAGCATCAAAAGAAAGAATGTTATGTCCCACATAGTAATCATATTTTTTTAACTCCACTAGAAGTTTATCTGGTTCTCTATAAAAAGAAACGTCACCTGTTTGTAAATCCTTGGTGACGCATACATAAATTGTATTAGCATTAAGAGCATCTGTCTCAATGTCTAATACTAAAATCTTTTCTTCCATTTTAATTATCCAATTTCAAATAAGTTTCCTTTATATTATTTATCTTAGCTTTCTCCAAAGCCTCTTTATTTGTTTTCGCAACACCAACAACTACCCACTTGTAAGGAGAATTAAAAAAACTTTCCTTAGATTTATTATACATTCTCCACTTCTGTTCGTCCCATTTTTCTACTAAAGACAAGTGCATCTTAGCCCAAACCTTGAAGCTCCCACTTAACTTTTCGTGAACGACTTCGGATTTCTTTACGATTTTTTTATTTTTTAAGTATTTTTTTATTAGATTTTCCATTGTACCCTATAGGTTATTTAAGGTTTATACTATTACTTATTTTAAATCTTTAACATTTGTTATCCTTATACGTCGTTAGCAGCATCAGTAGTGAAATGTAATTTTATTCCTAATAAAAGTGCA